CGGAGGTCCTACATAAGGTCCTAAACCGTAAACGGTTGACCCTACGTAGGGAGTCAAGTCCAAGACTGACCAAAATCTCTTTAGGAGGAGGTCAGGGAGAGTGGCCTTAAAGGTCCCCGCATACGCGGGAGCAGGCCTCACCCGGTTATAAAACCGGTTGAGGGCCCGACCCATACTAGGCACCCTCTCCTTGACACCACCAGTCCGGAACCAAAAATCACTTTGGATTCCATAAAGGGCTTCGGCCGGCATATAATGCGGGTCGAATAGGTCACGCCATTGGGTCTGGAACATAGATGTTCCAGAACCAACAGTGACCCCCTTTTCCCGAGTCAAGGATGATCGAACCACGATCATCCTTCGGGAAGGACCGGTGCGAATGCTATTGCCAATCCACGAATGGATTTTCGATAACCTGTCGGAAAACAGGTCATCCACAGGCAATATAGCATTCACAGAGAGGTGGGCACCCTTCAAAATAGAAGGAGTGTCCAACCGAGAAAGGTACGACAACCAACGTAGCGTAACTTCTCGGTAGGGCTGGAGGCCAATTGGAGCCGCCAGTCCTCCCCACTCTATTGGAGCCGCAACGGGGAATCCACAGTGTTTTAAATACTGCCAATTCCACCAAAAAGGGCTCCGACGAGCTAACGTGTCTTTCCCTGTACCACCGCCGAAATTCGAACGGTGGTCCCAGGCCGACTGGCACTGGGTAGACCATGTTAACTCCCCCTTTGACCCCCCCGGAGGAGCTGTCCAAATGGACAAACTCTCAATAGGGCAAGGTATACCACATACATAGGGTATCTCCGTAAAGATGCCCCTTGTGGGATGGTAGAAGGACTTCTTGACGGACAAACGTCCGCCAAGTTGACCAAACCTCTCATCATACCTTCTCCTCATGGAAGGAGTCATACAGGGGATTAGGGCGTCGTCGCCGCATAATTTGCAAACGACTTCACCCTTGGGTAACCCCCTGATTTGAGGTAGGGAACCTCGCATCTTCCTTTCAGAAACAACCTGCTCTAATGAGAACAGGGAAACTAAAGGGAGGACAGGGAAAGATGAGGGATCGCCCATCATCTGACCCGTAGTGGTTATAACTCCAGGAAGAGAGTTAAGGTCTGCCACGAATGATATCATCCGTGACTGAACCTTCCCCCTCCATCCTGGAAAATCCCCACTAGATGTCCCATTGAAGATGGATTCACAAAGTAAATCCAACTTCAAGTCTCTACCCTCTTTGTCCCAAAGGGCAAGAGGAGTAGTGGGAACATCATCCCTAGAACAGGTAATAATCTTCTTCGCACCAAACAATTTTGGGAAAAGAGGAACATATTGCCTAAGTAGGGGGTATTTCTCTGCTAGACACTCGTAATAAACTTGTGTCAGCCACTGCGGATGAAAATCTGTAGCGGCAGTAGCATCCTGGGAATACCAATCACCAGGAAGCCCCCGCAAATCGATGCGTTTCCGGCCGCCAAGCGACTCGGAAATCCGGGGGTCCTCTTTCTGTACAAAGTCAGAGGCCCTTCGGAGGAGCTGTTGAACAAGGTTTACCGCTGTAGAACTACAAGTGGGATACCTCGTTTTTAGGCCTCTTTCCTCCGCCTGAATGGGGAGGATAGGGACCAATACTAGTCGACCAATGATGTCACTGACTGCAACAGTCAGTGCATCTTGGAAGACTTGACCGTACCTGAATGTATTACCACGCATATTGCGTGCTTTTCGTCTAACCCAGGATGACTGAATCCGATCTTCGGAGTCAGTCATGAGGGAAAGACCATACAGGGTAAGGTCCATGACACCCCTTTCGTGTCCTCCAGCTACCCTTGGATAACCAAGAGCAGCATTGGAAGATGGAACGGTGAACCATTCTGGTTCACCTTCCGGGGCCCATTTGTTGATATATGATCGGCAGAAGGACCTCCACTGTGGGTGTAATGGTGGTGGCTCACTCGTTAAACGAGCAAGGAGACCCTCCATCCCTTCTCCAGAATCGTCTGGAGCAGGAGGGAGGGCCCGAGCCATGTAGCTAAATTGTAGACCTTGGTACTTCAGGCCTATGCCTGCCCCAAGACCCTTAGGTCTCGGGCCTCCGAAGTACCAAAGCCTGCAATCACCCGCCACTTCTTTTGCCTCTTTGGAGGCAGAGAGAGGATTTGCCATCAAACGGCAAATCCATCGGCGGATGGCTCTAACCGACTTGGCATTAATGCCAGTCCGTTTGGCCCTGAGTTCAAGCTTCCGGATGCGTTGGAATCCAAATCCCACCGCATCCACTGCTGCCCTCAGAAACCGAAGGATCCGAAGATTATTATAATATTTT